TTGAAGGTGTATCTTACATTCCGCTTCGTGCGGCGGGCGAACTTTTTGGCGCGCAAGTCTCGTGGCTGGACGGTGAAATAATCATGGAGAAGATAAACGAAAATGTAGGTGTATTACCCCCAACCGCTGAAGAAATGGCGGAGGTTGCACGGATCGAACAGGAGCGATTGGACAGGGAAGCACAACAGAGAAATGAAATTGACAGGCAAATCAATCAGTTGCAAAGTGAAATCAAGACCAAAATTATACGCAAACAAGCGGATATCTCCGCCAAGAAAGCAACCATTAAGGAAATCGAGGAAAAAATCGAGGAAAACCCTGAATATATATCTGTTGAGGGGCCTGTTCGCTACAAAGATACACCGCAGTACCAACGGGATTTAGAACGGACTGCACAACTTAAATCGGAAATCGAAGCAATCCAAAGTGAAATTGATGCTCTCGAAGCCGAACTCGCCGAACTCGATCAGCAAAAAGCCGAGCTTGAACAACAACTCGAAACGCCCTAATCCGGGGCGTTTTCTTATTCACAAAAACGGTCTGCCTTCTGGCTTAATTCGGTATTCGCCAGGTGGCAAACGATCATTGTCATATCGTCCCACCTCAATATATCCTTTTTTTCCGAGGTCGCGGATATAGCGCCCATTATATATACAGGCAAAGATGATCCAAGGGATGATTATTCCGACGAAATATGTGATAAGGGCGACGAGACCATTGGTTATGAACATCACAAAGAACCATTTCAGGTCTCCGCGAAATAACGGGACGAAGGCTCCGAAGAAGAGCGTGGTCCATGAGAATCCCTTTTTAACTACGATCTCATGCCCGCTCTGATAATGCCGAAGAACAACCTTCATGGCTATCACCTTTGAAACGATTTTCCCACATTTTACACAATAATTTGACGGTTGAATAGTTTTTTCAACCCTCCTATCGCGGAGGGTTTTATTATTGCCAAATATGGAGGTGCGACATGCCTAAAATCACACCCTTTATCCGGGCCGAGATCGACCTGTCCCAGCAGCCCGTGCAGGAACTATGTGACGTGATCGCGGCGGTGTTGCAGGGGTATCCGGGGCGGGAGCGGGAAATCCTTGTGAAGTTGCGTGACGCAATCGACGGACATTTGAGAGCGCTCGAAAAGGAGGCAGAACAACGTGGCGCAAATCGAATTGCTGCAGCCGACCGAAAAGATTAAAGATTCCTACGGCAAAATCAACACCAGCCTGACAAACCTGAACAATGATAAGCTTGAAAAGTCTGGCGACACAATGACGGGGCTCTTGACCGCTTTGGGCGGCATCGACCTTGAAGTGACCTCTTTGCCGACCGGGAAGGTCGGCAGGATGCACGCGAACGGTGCCACAAAGCAGGTGTACTATCACGACGATGTGAATTGGCGCGAGATGTGGCACAACGGCAACAACCCGGCCAGCGTCGCAGCTAACGGGTACCAAGTATTGGCTAGCGGGCTGATCGTCCAATGGGGGTTTGCCACGGTAGCCGGAAACAACGTCGGAACGCCGATCACCTACCCGATCACTTTTCCGAACGTCGTCGCAAATGTACTCACAGTCCCGCGAGCGAATATAGGGGTCGCTGCCAGTCCAGAAAACCCTACGACGAGCGGGTTTACCTGTTATCAAGGACACTCGACGGATCTCACAGTCCACTGGATCGCGATTGGATGGTGAAGAAAATGCAGGAGCAATATTATGTCGAATTCGATGAGACCGGCAACATCTCCGGTTTTTATGTTGACACAATCCACGTTGACATCCCCGCGAGCGCCGTCCCTATCACGCAGGAACAGTGGGAGACGTACTCCGCCGCGCCGCACCGATACAAACTCGATGGCGAGACGATCCGGGAGAAGACGCAGCAGGAGATTGACGACGAGATTGCAGCACGGCCGCCGGTGCCGAAGTCACGGACGGAACTGCTGGAGGAAGAAAACGCCCTGCTCGCCCTAGAACTCGCACAGACACAGCTCAGGCTCGATCAGGCCGAACAAGAGCAAGCCGCACTGCTCTTGGAACTCGTCAATAAGGGGGTGCTGTAAGTGGACTGGTATGCAATCGTAAAGCGTCACTATGACGCCGGGCGTTACAATGACGCACAGGTCGCCGTGTTTGTCACGGCGGGCAAGATCACGCCGGAGCAGTATCAAGCCATTACAGGAACGGAGTATCAGGGCTCTGCCGAATAGGCGGGGCCTTTTTGTATTGGAGGGGATAACGTGGAAAACTGGGTCAAACCTGTTGTAGCTGTGAGCGGCGCGGCCGCCTCTTATCTTTTCGGGGGGTGGTCGTCGTTGCTTTCGATTCTGCTGACGTTTGTTGTGTTGGATTATGTGACCGGGTTCGCAGCCGCCGCAAAAGAAGGAAGGCTGAACAGCGAAGTCGGCCTCTGGGGCATCGCGCGGAAGGTGGCGATCTTCGCGGTTGTGGCCGTGGCGCACCTGGTCGACTCGGCACTTGGCGACGCGCATCTCTTCCGGGATGCGGCGGTGTTTTTCTATCTGGCCAACGAGCTGCTGAGCATCACAGAAAATCTCGGCCGTGTTGGTGCGCCGATCCCGCCGGCTGTTCAAAGGGCGGTCGAGATCCTGCGCGGGAAGTCGGAGGGGGACCGGCCATGAGCGCGGCATCTTTCATCGCCCAAATCGCCCCGATCGCCGTCCAACTGCGCATTGAAGGATCGCCGATCTTCCCGTCGGTCCGGATCGCGCAGGCGGGGCTGGAGACCGGCTGGAAAATCCCGGCCTGGAACAACCTCGGCGGCTACAAGGTCGGCAGCGGCAAGCTCACACCGTACTGGCGCGGCAAGGTCGTCAATAAAGGCACATGGGAAGTGTACGACGGCGAGCGCGTGGATGTGACGGCCGCATTCCGGGCGTATGACAGCGTGGAGGATTTCTTCCGGGATCAAGACCTGCTCTTCCAACTCCCGCGCTATGAGCGCGTGCGGACGGCGAAGACGCCCGAGGAGCAGGCCGAAGCGCTCCGGCTCTGTGGCTATGCCACGGATCCGGAATACGGTCTCAAGCTGTGCAACATCATCAGCATGTACCGGCTGGAAAAATACGACGAGGAGGCATGGAAGGTGCTCCAGGAGATCAAGGATCTGAAAAGGAAAGTCGAAGAGCTCGAGAAGCAGCAGGAACGCATCCCGGCGCCGGCGTGGTTCGTCCAGCAGTTCGGCAGTGCCGATCTCGGCGGCCTGATCAGCGATCCGCATTTCAGCCTCGAGGGCTGGCGGACGCTGGCCGTGGCGCTGCGGGCGCAGAAGGCCCAGAAATGAGCGATCCCCGCTCAGCTATGCGCTGGGCGGGGATTATTTGCTTACAGACCTTTTTGCTGTTTATACCGTCGAACCTCATCCAGATCCCACATCGGCCCCTTCGGCGTGATGGTGACGGGGCGTGGAAAGTTTGAGCGCGAGCGCGGGGACTGCATCCGTTTCCATCGGTCGTAGATCGCCCCGCGCGTGACGCCCAGAATCTCCGCCACCGCCTGGTATCCGCCAAGGGGCCGATTCACTCCCCCGAGGGTTCCACCCGGATGCTCAGGCGGTCCGGGAACGCGCTTGCCACCTCAATACCTCTGTCGCGGAGCCGCTGCTCGAGCTCGATCGCATTCGCCGGCGTCTTGAGCCGGATTTGCCGTGCCGGAAACGTCCGTTCAGCCTGTTTGCCATAAATGCTGCCCTTCGTGTCAGCGAATACCGGCGAGATGTCGTCCTCGGTCAGCCCATACTCCGCCACCAGCTCGTCCCATTCCTGCGCCGTGATCGGCCGGCCCAGCTCCACCGGGTACCCTCCGCGCGGAATCAGACCGCAGATCCAATATTGCCACGCGCCGGCCGGGCGGTACCAGTCCTCACCAATTTTTTTCCTGTACGGCTGGAGGTCTTTCTCCTGCAGGTTGACGATCTCTTGATTCATCCGCGTGTAGGTGTTGATTTTGAACCATTCACCGCCGATCCTGATGATGACGTGGTTGGGGAGTGCCGGATCATACACCATTTCGTCGACGACCAGCTTGCCGTTGACATATTCGAGAATTGGCACGATCAATCATCCTTTCTATGTGGATTCCTGCCTTCGCAGGTTGAGCGGAGGCCGCTTGATGCGGCCGCGCCGGGATTCTCGGCGCTCTCCCTAGCCCTGCTGGGTTCATCTGATTTCCCATGCGCCATCCACAAACTCACAGTGCGGATATCCATCTTCAAACTTTTTGACCATTTCCCGCGTATTCTCAATGGAATACGTTTTGTTCATCTCTTCCATGACCTCGACGGCCTTTTCGAGGTCGGGAAGGTGGAGAGATTCCAAGGCCGGTCGCATGGTCTTGATGAAGGGTGAGCGGTACTTAGTCTTTCGAATGAATTCATCCGCCAACTCATTGAATTTTTGGATCAGCTTTTCTTTCATTCGAATCATCCTCCCATGGTTTTTGTTGCGGCTTCCCGCGACCGCCCTGCGGGGCGGTTTCGGCCCGGAGCCGCCGGGCCATCGTCAGGCGGGGTTGTTAATCTCAACTCCGCGCCGCCGAAGCTCCATGATCAGCTCGTCCGTGCTGTACTTCGCTAGCGGCAATTCTTGCTCCTTCTGGCGACCTTCCCAGTGCTCGAAGGCCTGAACCTTGTCGACCTCCAGCAGGTTGCCGTCCTGCTGAACGATATACAGGTCGTTGCTGGTGTGCCCGCCCCGGTGATCCCGTTGGCCGCTGGCGACGATGTCACCGGGCTCGCACTTGATGTACACCACGCCACCGCGATCGTCACCGAGGTATGCGCCGGCGGAGAAATCATACACCGGCTTCGCGCCCTCGAACTTCACCAGCGCGCCCCACGGTTTGCCGTACCGCCGCGAGTTGTATGCCGGATACTTGATTTGGACTCTCATCTTGATCATCTCCTGTTCCGTTCTTCTTGTCTCCATTATACAGATAACCCTATACGGTGTATAGGGGAACAAACTGTCGAATATACGAACAAATTGTTACAAACATGTGAACAAAATCGAGCCAAGGACGCATCTCTGATATAATCGCATCAGGGCCGTCGAGCGGAAGCACCGCCGCGGCCTCTTTGCGTTGGAGGTGGTCAGCATGCGACCCTATCTCGGACCGATCCCGACGTGCCGCTGCATGACGCTCATGCGTGCCAGGTGGACCCGCGACCGCTGGCCGCAGGCGTATGTCTGCACCCGGTGCGGGCGGCCGGTGCCGGGGTATGAGGGGCTTTGGCTCAGGCGGCAGCGGGCGATCGAAAAAGGAGAGCAGCAGGCATGAGCCCGGCTGCTCTCCTATTTTTCTTGTGTACGTGCCTACGTATAGACCATTGAGCCGGCATATACGCAGGAGCGTACTATGCCAATATTATCTGTATGATGGACCATGCGGCATCTTTACGAATCGTTATCGATTTGAATAAAGACTGAACGACTTGCTTTCGGGTTGTTTGACTGAGCATGTCCCAGTTTTTCTCCAGCTGATTCAACGCCTCTCGCGCATCGTCTGCCGAAATGGAGGAGGGTGTAGCCGTCGGAAGTTCGGTTAGTCTCTTTTCCAACTCGGCTGCTCGCTCCATTTCTTCCCTCATGAGCTTCGCGAAATCCTCATATGGCATGTTGCCGTCGCCAAAAGCCATCTGCCATCGATTACGACGCATCTCGCTCTGTTTGAGTTGACGAAGGATCTCGTCGCGTTCGGTCGAGGATTCCTGTTGATCGTCCCAGGATAAAAGCTCGGGGATCAGGTGGGTTGAGTTAAAAAGCAGCTTTGTTAAGTTTCGCTCAGAAATGCCGGATTGATCGCATGTCCCGTACTTCGCATTGTTCGTGCATTCATACCCGCGATATAACTGGTTTCCGCGCTTCTTGTTGTATTTGCCTTTATAATTCCCTCCGCATTTCCCGCATCGTATGATGCCGCTAAAGACATAATCATACGATGTTTTGGATGCCATTCCAGCTTTTCGCCGTTCCAGGAGTCGTTGCGCGGCTTCGAAAGTTTCAACGGATATGATCGGTTCGTGGCTTCCGTTAACTATGATCCGTTCATCGTCAGATTTGCTCGCGTCCTTCCAATGTACCCGGCCGATATAGTGCCAGTTCGTCAGTGTCATCATAACCTTATGTTGATCCCATTTTGCGCCGCGGTTCCTTCTCACGCCCATCTCATTTAAGCGCTTGGCTATGTTCGTTGATCCTATCCCTGCAAGATATTGTTCAAATATCCAACGTACCCATTTGGCCTCGGAGGGCTTCACGATCAGTTTCCCGTCTTCCGTTCTCTCGTATCCGAATAGGGGGACAGTAATGTTATGCAGCCCTTTCTTTGCTCTCGTGCTCATGCCCTTTTTGACTTCCTCACTTAAATTTTCTCGGTACCATTGGGCGATGATCCCGAGCATGAAAACAAACATCCGACCCATGGCCGAAGATGTGTCGATGTGTTCTGTTACGGATATAAACTTTACATTGTGCTTTTCGAATAGCTTCATAAGCTTGTGGAGATCGCCGACATTTCGTGTTAAACGGTCCAATTTATGAACCACGACTGCATCAATATTTCCCCGCTCGATCTCCGCAATGAGTTTCTGAATACCGGGACGTTTCAGATTTTTGCCGGAATAACCGGGGTCATCAAAATATCCAACAAGCGTCCAGCCTTCCTCCTGAATGCGTTTCAAGTTCCTTTCGCGTTGGGCATCCAACGAATGCCCTTCGCTGGCTTGCTCTTCGGTGCTGACCCGTCCGTACCCTACTGCTCTCACAACCTCACGCCTCCTTCTCCGGTCTGAAATGACCCAAATATACGCCGCATATCGTCATTTGATTGGGTTGGACCTCAATGGCTTCGTAACTGTCGTTAGCCGGTTCCAGTCTGATCATTGGGGATTCAAGGGACCAGCGGATCCTTTTTAATGTCCCTTCTTCCTGATCATTGATAAGGGCCGCTACAATTTGCCCGTTGTAGTCGGCCCAGGATGCTTTTTTGAAATATACTATGTCGCCATCTTCTATCCCAGCACCGATCATGCTATCGCCCTTGACTCGAAGTGCAAAATCCGGCTGCCGTTTCCCCATCAACGGATATCTTACGTACTCCTCAATATTCTGCTCCGCGAGCAAACCATCGCCCGCGCATATCGTCCCAACAACTGGTATCTCTTCCGAAGATCGTCCGATCCCTAATATGCGCTCAATCGTGGTGTCCAAAGCATCCGCATAAAGACCGACATCGTTTATAGGAAACTCTCTTTGCCCGTTTTCATATCTGGATAGTGTGGATTTAGCCACGCCAACTCTTCGTGCTAGATCATCAAGCGACCAGCCTTTGGCTTCGCGCAATTTCTTGATTTCCCAAATGACTTCCTTCGAACTTCTCAATTTGATCACCTCGGGAACAATTTTAACATAAGTGTTCCAAATAGGCAACAAAAATATGCGATTGAATTTTGTCGTTGACAAATGGGAACAAAAGCGATAAGATAGGCTCACAAGGAGGTGAACGGATTTGCGATTCAACTTGCAGAAGCTTCGCTATGAAAGGCTCTCTCGACAAATTTCTCAAGATGTAGTAGCTTCCGCGCTCAAAATCTCCCGCTCCTACTACCACAAAAAAGAGACCGGAAAGGCAAAGATGACAGTCGATGAATTCGCCAAGGTGCTTGAAGTCCTCGAAATATCCGAATCCGAAGTTCCAAAATTTTTTACCCTCGATGTTCCCAAACGGGAACAAAACACGGCATGAGGTGGGTGGCATGACTGATAAGCAAGCAGAACGCGGAGCGGATGGGAAGTTCGTCATTCGGTTCTCGCTTCCGGATTGGCTGGTTCGAAAAATCGTCCTGGAAGTGCGAGCGGCAAAAGAATCCACCGGGAAGGAGGTGTCCACCGCATGACCACGCACATCACCATGATCGCCCGCCTGATCCACCGGGACACCGGCGCCGCCTACCACGGCACGTTCGAAGCGCCGCTCGATCCGGCCGACGCGCTGATCCGGGCGCATGAGCGATTCGGTACCGATCACGAGATCCGGGTCGTGTACCCGGAGGAACCGCGCTGGCGGGTCGGGTGGCACATGAGACTCGCGGCCGCCATGATGGGGCCGCTGGAGGGGAGGAACGCCTGATGGGTGACAAAGCGATCGAGAAAATCATGGACGAGCTCCGCCCGAACATGACTGGCGATGCCGCTGACTGGGCATACGTGCTCGGGGTGATTGAGCACATTGCCAGCCGGGACGGAAATCCCTATGAGCAAGTGTGGGAAATCCGGGACGTGCTTAAGGCGTTCGATCGGCTGCGGGCGGAGCGACAGGGGCAAATTGTCGAGGCTGATCTGGACGAGATTCGCGGAGATTTCTGCGGAGGGGAGGTGAACGGCCGATGAACAAACGCGACCATCTCATGCGGGCAACTATCAAGCTGGAGGAAGCCATTGCCAAGCTGCGCATCGCAAAACAGGAGCTCCTCCACGCCCGCTCCGACCAGCACGTCCGGTTGGCGCTGGCGCTGGCTGAGGCGGAGGAAATTTACGAGATCATCACGGACCCGGTCTGCACGCCGGAGATCACAGAGGCTGATCTCGACGAGATCAGGGGCAACTTTTGCGGGGAGGTGAACAGCCAATGAGGGATTACATGGAGAGGTTCCTCCGCGCCATGCCCGCTCTGCGCAATCCTGCCCGTGGCACGCGCCCCCGGAGCCGCGGCGTCAATGCCCCGTACCGGCCCGGCACGCTCGGCGTATCCTCTGTGTCCGAAGCGATCAAACGCGACTACGGCGCAATCCTGAGCCGCCGGGTACGCCGGCAGCTGGCGAAGCAGGGCATGCCGTTCAGGCCCTACTACAACTGGAGGTGATCGTATGGTTCCCAAATGGTACGGAATCGGCTGGTACAAGGACGCCGACGGAAACCGGAGACATGTCATCATCCGCGATCTCCGCGCTGAACACCGCCACGAAGCCGAGCGCGAAGCACGCCGGGTATGTCGAGCCCGTGGCTACCTCTTCGAGGGCGTCTACCCGGTCCGACCGCAGCGCTACCAGCAGCGGAAGAAAGGCCGGCAGAAGCAAGGGCAAGCGAATCTCTGGTGGAAGCAGCCGGCGAAGGAGGTGACAGGGCAATGACGGCACTGGAAGAGTACCGCGCCGCGCTTGCCGAACACCGGGCCGCACAGGCAATGTTCGACGCAGCCGAACCGGACCGGGTAGACGAGGCGATCCACCGGCTGCGGGCGGCGGAGCTGCGGTTGGGTGCAGCGATCCTGGCGCTGAAGGAAGAGCAGCGGGCGGGGTAATGGCCGTGCGCAACCCATACGACTGGTATATCACGCCGGAAGAGTACGAGACGGCCGCGGCAAATGGCATCTCCGCGGGCACGCTCGAAACCCGTATCCGCAGACTGGGGTGGCCGAAAGAGCTCGCCATGACCAAGCCGCCGAGGAAGTTGTCGAAAATCCCGCGCGAAATCGTTGAGCTCGCCCAGCGCAACGATATCCCATATCAAACCCTGTACTGGCGCATATACGCCGGCTGGGCGCCGGAACGCGCAGCGACGGAGCCGGTCGCGGATCGAGCGGAGCGCGTCAGACGGGCACACGATGCCCGACGAAAGATTCCCGCCGATATTATCGAGCTCGCCAACCAAAACGGAGTCAAGTACACGACGCTATATAAGCGAGTATCTGAAATGGGTTGGGACCCAATGACGGCCGCCACGACGCCGATCATGACGAAGAGTGAAAGCGGTCGGCTGGCCAAAGCGAAGCGAGAAATCGTACACAAATGGATTTTTGCGAGGAGGTGACCGGCCCGTGCAAGCTGACGCGCATTGGCAAGAAGTTCTGAAACTGGCCGAGAAACACGGTTTCATCGTGCGGGCCCACGGCGGCGTTGCGGTGTTGGCAACGCATGCAGCGCAGAAAGAACAGTTCGGCGAAGAAGGCTACCGCCAGATTCAGAAAATGAACGGGCGGGAGGTGAACTGAGCAATGTCGAGAAAGCAGCGACTCCGCGTCTGCGGCAACCTGATGCAGCTGATGTGCTGCGCGCAGTCGCCGGCAGCCCGACGGGTGTACAAACGGCAGCTGGAGCGGACGGCGGCTGGGCTGGCGAGAAAGAAATGACGCAGGAAAATCTCATTAACTGGATTCGTGAGCAAGCGCAACGCGTATCTGTTTGGGCGTTTCTTGAGCGGATGAGTAGCGAGGGCGGAAGATACCACGCCGGCTACCTACAAGCGCTGGAGGATGTGCTGAAGATTCTGAAAGGAGGTGAACAAGCAAAATGAGCATTACGACGCAAGAAGCTCGCGTGCGCAAGGCGTTGAGGTTCGTCAGGTCCCCCAAGCTGAGCGACCTCGAAGGCCTGAAGATCAACGACAATCGATTCGTGATTGGAACTGGTCTCTTCGTCAAAGACGGCATCATTATGGAAATTCCCGAGGCGTTCCGGTTCCGCACGAGACTCGAAGTCGCTTCTACCGAAAACGGTGACCAGTTCCTGATTCTCTCGCAATTCCTGACGAGAGGTCCGGAAGCCTGGGACATGGAGGCGGCTTTCTACCGGATCGGATTCAAGGATCCGGAAATCGAAATTCAGCTCCGAGCGCTCTGTGACGAGCTCGTGTCCCGCGGGCTCGCGGAATGGGTGGAAGAATGACCGCAAAAGGAGGTGGACAGAGCCAATGGGCGACAACAAGTGCGCCCGCTGCGGCCGAAAGCTGAAAGACCCGAACGCCGAATACGGCCCGATCTGCGCGCGGAAGGTGGCGGCTGAACAGGGCATCGCCGAGCAACCGGCCAGCAGCATCACGATCCAGACGACGATCCGCGACGGATACGCCGGCATGCGGACGCCGGTCGGTCCGGTGGTGGTGCGGATCCGGAACGGCGTGCAGAAGCCGCTGCGGCATCTCGTCCATCACAGCCCGTACGGATTCAACTGGGGCTACGGCGGCAGCGGACCGGCGGATCTGGCGCGGAGCATCATCGCCGACGCGCTCGGAACGACCGACCCGGCCATCTATCAGGAGTTCAAGCGTGAATTTGTGGCCGGCTGGGGCGATCGGTGGGAGATTTCGCTGGATGAGATCCGCGCCTGGCTGGAAAAAAGAAAAGCGGCCATTGAAGCATGACCGCCAAATGAAAAATACCCTGCTGTCATTATATCACACCGCAAAGGAGGAATCATCCCTTGCCCATCACGATCACCATCACGGCGAACAACGCGGCGGAGGCCGCGCAACTTGTGCACGACCTGGCTGACACGATCTCCCGGATGTCGCCCGCCGACATCCCGGAACATACCGAGGTTTCTACCGTCGACCAGGGGCCCGCGACGCCGACCATGCCGGCGGGATCGACACCGCAGCCGGTCGGTCAAGCGCCCGCACCGGTGCCGAACAGCACGCCACCGGCTCCCGCAGCTGTTCCGACGGCTGCGCCGCAACCCGCAGTACCTACGGCGGTATCGGCCGGAGCACCGCAAGCAGCTGCACCGGCTCCCGCGGCGGCACCGCAAGCACCGCAGCCTCCTGTCGCTCCTGCCGCGCCGACGTCGGCACCGCAGTACGATTTTAACCAAATCGCCACGGCAACTATGCAGCTGCAGCAGGCCGGTCAAAACATCTATGAGATATGGGCTCCGTTCGGCATCCAAGCGTTGAACCAACTGCCGAAGGAGCGCTACGCCGAATACGCAGCGGTTCTCCGGCAAAGGGGCGCGAAGATATGATGGCAATTTCGCACGCGGAGCGCGAGCATGCGCTCCTCTCCGCCAGCGGAGCCCATCGCTGGCTGGTCTGCACGCCGAGCGCCCGGTTGGAAGAGACGCTGCCGGAACGAAAGTCCAGCTACGCCGACGCCGGCCGGCTGGCGCATGAGATGGCAGAGCTCAAGCTCCGGAAATATTACACGGACCCCATCGGGCCGAAGAAGTTCAACAGCACGATGAAGAAATTCCGCGAGTCCGAGCACTACACGCCGGAGCTGGAGAAGATCGCGGACACCTTTGTTGAGTATTGCAAGGCGGTCGGCACGCAGGCGTTTAGCGCCAGCCCCTACGTCATGATCGAGACCCGCGTCGACTATTCCCACATCGCGCCGGGCGGATTCGGAACGGCGGACTTTATCGCCGTCGGCGACGACCTGCTCGTCATTGCCGACCTCAAGACAGGACAAGGCAAACCAGTGTCCGTCCAGGGAAACCCGCAAATGCGGCTGTATGCGCTCGGCGCGCTCCAGCTTGTCGAAGGGATTTTCCCGGTCCGGCGTGTCCGAATGACGATCATCCAGCCGAAGGTTTACGACGAACCGCAGGAGGAAGAGATCACGGTCGAGGAGCTCGAACGCTGGGCAGCCGAGATTGCGCCTATCGCACAAAAGGCGTGGAATGGCGAGGGCGAATACGTCGTCGACGATCATTGCCAGTTCTGCCGGGCGCGGGAGACGTGCCGGGCGCGAATCGAGCAGTATTTCGGCGCGGCCGAGCTGATGCCCGCCGTGCCGCCGATCATCGGCTGGGACGAGGTAGGCGAAGTGCTCCGGAAAGCTGAGGGCATCGTCGGCTGGTACAACGACCTAAAGGAGCTGGCGTTGTCGCACATCCTCGACGGCGGCGAGGTACCGGGCTGGAAGGCGGTCGAGGGGCGCGGTAGTCGGGCCTACTCCGACATCGACAAAGCATTCGAGGCGCTGAAAGCCGCCGGCATTGACGAGGCGATCATGTACGAGCGGCGACCGTTGACGGTTGCGCAGCTCGAGAAGGCGTTGGGGAAAGAGCAGTACCGGAAACTGCTCGAGGAACCCGGCTACGTGGTGAAGGAGCCCGGCAAGCCAACGCTGGCGCCGGCGGAAGATAAGCGGCCGGCATATTCGAAAGCAGCAGCGGTATTCGCTGATGCCCAATAAATCACACGATAAGGAGTCGATCAATCAATGAGCCAAAGTGCAACGAGCGTCGTAACGGGCGAAGTGCGTCTGAGCTACGTCAATCTGTTCCAACCGCGCGCAGCGCAACAGGGTGGAGAGCCGAAGTACAGCGTGACGATCCTGCTGCCGAAGAGTGACACGGCGACATACAACCGGATTCAAGCGGCAATCCAGGCGGCGTACGAAAAGGGCGTGACCGAGAAGTGGAACGGTGCGCGGCCGCCGCTCAAAACGACGATCCACGACGGCGACAGCGTGCGGCCGAGCGGCGAGCCGTTTGGGCCGGAGTGCCGCGGGCATTGGGTGTTTACGGCCAGCAGCAAACAGCAGCCGGAGATCGTGGACGCGCAGCTCAACCCAATCATTGACCAGTCGAAGGTCTACAGCGGCGTTTATGGCCGGGTGCATGTCAATTTCTTCGCTTACTCGCAGTCCGGTAACCGCGGCATCGCTGCCGGCCTCGGCCCGGTGCAGATCCTGCGCGACGGCGAGCCGCTCGGCGGCCGCGTATCGGCAGCCGATGCGTTCGGTGCCGCTCCGGCGTCGGCAGCTCCGCCGGCATACGGCCAGCCGGGGGTGAATATGCCGCCCGCGGCCCAGCCGCAAGGGTACGGTCAGCCGGCTCCCGGTTATGGGCAGTCTGCCGCGCCGCAGCCTCCGGCATACGGCCAGCCGGCGCCGCAACCGCCGCAGCAAATTGATCCTATCACCGGGCAGCCGCTGGGCGGCGGCATCTACGGGATCTGATGAGTGTGGAGATCTGGAAAGACATTCCGGGATATGAGGGGCAATATCAAGCGAGCACGCTCGGCCGAATTCGAAGTGTCGATCGCCAAATAACCCAAATGGGCCGTTTCGGAAAGCCTTTTACCAGAACGATGAAGGGGCGCGTTCTGCGCCCCGGGCGCTACTGCAAAAGCGGCCATGTGTCAGTCACACTGGGAAAAGGAGCGTTTGGAAAACCTGTACACCAGCTCGTCATGCTTACCTTTGTTGGGCCGCCGCCAATGGGTATGGAAGTAAGGCACTTGAACGGAGACCCGACAGATAACCGGCTCTGCAATCTTGCTTATGGCACGAGATCTGAAAACATCCTCGACGTGTACCGCATCGGAAAACGCTGGAGGAAGCTCTCGAAAGCAGAAGCCCTCGAGATTAAGAGGCGTCTTGCTGCTGGTGAATCTGGCGCAGCACTTTCTAGGGAATTTGGCGTGTCCGAAACTTCGATTTCTAGGTTGAAGGTTGGTGTTACATTCCAGTGGCTAGGTTGAGCTGCGACATTGAAACTTATTCCAGCGTCGACCTGTCGAAATCGGGCCTGTACAAATACGTGCAGGCCCCCGATTTCCAGGTGCTCCTGTTCGCATACAGTCTCGATGGCGAGCCGGTTCAGGTGGTGGATCTCGCGCAAAGTGAGCAGATCCCGCCGCATATCGTTCAGGCGCTCTTTGATCCGGCCGTTGAAAAGCGCGCCTGGAATGCGGCCTTTGAATGGTACGCGCTCGGCCGGCACTTCAGCCTGCCGCACGATCAGCTGCTGACGTGGCTGTGGCAGTGGAAATGCAGCATGGTCCACGCCTACTACTGCGGATATCCGGGCAGTTTGGCGGCGGCCGGCGAGGCGGTCGGGATCGCTCAGGACAAGAAGAAAATGTCCGTCGGCGGCGCGCTGATTCGGACGTTTTGCGTACCATGCAAGCCGACGAAGGCTAACGGCGGCCGGACACGCACGCTGCCGCACCACGAGCCGGAAAAGTGGCAGCTGTTCAAGCAGTACTGCGCCGGCGACGTGTTGGCGGAAATGGCGATCGCCGAAAAGCTCGACGCCTTCCCGGTGCCGGAGCAGGAGTGGGCGCTCTGGCGCCTCGATATGACGATCAACGAGCGCGGCGTGGAATGTGATTGGAATCTCGTATGGTCAGCAGTTCGGATGCTCGAAACGGAATCATACGTGCTTGTTTCTGAGGCCATCGGGTTGACCGGCATCGAAAACCCACGATCCGTCCAGCAACTCATCAGCTGGCTGGAGGAAGAGACCGGCGAAGAGGTGGCCGACTTGCGGAAGGGCACTGTCGCGAAGATGGTCGAGAAGCTGGAGCCGGGAAAGGCTCGGCGGGTGCTGGAGATTCGGCAGGAGCTGAGCAAGTCCAGCACCAAGAAGTACGCCGCCATGCTCGAGACGATCTGCGACGACGGCCGCATTCGCGGGCTGCTGCAATTCTATGGCGCCAACCGCACGGGGCGCTGGGCCGGCCGGCTGGTGCAGGTGCAGAACCTGCCACGGAACAGCTTGCCCGCCATCGAACTGGCGCGCGCACTGGCCGTCCGGGGGGATGCAGCGGCGCTCAAACTGCTCTACGGCAGCCTGTCGGACACGCTCTCGCAGCTCATCCGCACGGCGCTGATCGCCCGGCCGTTCACCCGACTGCATGTCGCGGACTTTTCCGCGATTGAGGCCCGGGTGCTCGCCTGGCTTGCCGGCGAACAGTGGCGAATCGATGTGTTCAGGACGCACGGCAAAATCTACGAGGCATCGGCCAGCCAGATGTTCGGCGTGCCAATCGAATCGATCACAAAGGGCTCCGAACTGCGCCAAAAGGGCAAGATCGCGGAGCTGGCGCTCGGCTACCAGGGCGGTGTCGGCGCGCTGATCAGCATGGGCGCGTTGGACATGGGGCTATCCGAGGACGAGCTGCCTGAGATCGTCGAGCGGTGGCGCAATGCCAACCGTGCTATCACGGAGTTCTGGCGCAGCATCGAGGCCGCAGCGCTGCATGCCGTCCAAACCGGGGAGGCTGTGGGGCTCCGCGGGCTGGTGATCGCTCGGGAAATGGACAGCCGGACCGGGCAGGATTTTCTGACGATTCGTCTGCACAGCGGCCGGAAACTTTACTACCCACGCCCGCACGTCGTCGAAAACCAGTTCGGCCGGCCGGCGGTGCATTACTACGGCACCGAGGGCGGCAAGTGGACGGTGCTCAGCACATATGGCGGGAAGTTGACGGAGAACATCGTGCAGGCGATAAGCCGGGACTGTTTGGCAAACGCCATGATGAAGCTGAACGCGGCCGGTTTCGAGATCGTCATGCACGTCCACGACGAGGTCGTGGCGGAGGTAGAGGGCGACCTGCTGGACGAGATGCTCGACATCATGCGCGAGCCAATCCCGTGGGCACCAGGGTTGCCGCTGGAGGCGGCCGGCTTCATCACCGACTTTTACATGAAGGATTGAAGATGAAGGGGATTGAGGATGAAACAACTCGATCTATTCGCAGGTATCGGAGGGATCAGCCTGGCCGCAGAATGGGCCGGGATTGAAACAATAGCATTTTGCGAAAAAGAGTCATTCTGCCAGAAAGTTCTCCGTGCCAGGTTTCCCGGCAGGCCGATTTATGACGACGTTTTTGATCTGACGGCGGAGGTGTTGCGAAAAGATGGAATCGACAAAATTGATATCGTCTCAGGGGGGTTCCCCTGCCAACCATTTAGCCACGCTGGCAAACGAACCGGAACAGCTGACGATCGATATCTTTGGCCTGAAATGTTCCGAATCATCGGAGAAATCAAACCCTCTTGGGTTGTTGCTGAAAATGTTGAGGGGCTCATCAGTATGGCGCAGTCAAATTGGAAGCCTGTCATGGAAGACGAAGCAGTTGTATGCGAAGAGGCGGAGATGGTGCTCGAAACAATCCGGAAAGACCTTGAAAAAGCAGGATACCAATCCGTCCCAATTGTTATACCGGCTGCAGCTGTCGGTGCCTCGCATCGAAGATACCGGGTCTTCATTGTGGCCCACAGTTACGGCGACAGCGGGGGACGGTCGAAGCGAACAAGACCCCGAGGTTTGGAAGGCCAGGTACGACCGGACGCTGGCGGAGAAGGGGATACGGAATGGATTGCCGATCAATGTGGCAGTCAAGATGTGGCCGACCCCGCGGGCAAACGATGCGGAGAAGCGCGGGGACGTATCGGACGACCCCAGGAATGGGCTGCCGGGCGCAGTGAAATTGTGGCCGACACCACAAGCACACGACGCGAAGCCAGGTTCAGCGGACAGAGTGGGGAGATTCGGGTCGAAGCACGGCGGACGAAACCTGAACGATTATGTGATGCTTTGGCCCACACCAACGACGAACGACGCGAAGAATGCCACACTCCCGCCAGCAGCGAAAGATTGGGATATCATCCCTGGGGCGTTGATGCGGGAAGGGTACACATCGCAGGAGGGGCAACTGAATCCAGAATGGGTGGAGGTGCTGATGAACTTTCCGCTTGGTTGGACGGACGTGGAATGAATCCGCTGGATGCGCTGAAAGGCTTCATCGACGCCTACCCGCAGCCTGCGCTCATGGGTCAGCCGCAGCACGAGTGGGAGCCCCCGAGGGTGGCAACGGGCGTGAAAAACCGGGCGGCGCGGCTGAAAGCGCTCGGGAACGCGGTTGATCCGTTGCAAGTATTCCCTATCTTTTATGGTATTCGCACCATCCATGATTATCTCTCGCAGGGGATGCTGAGGTGCCGCTTAAACGACATCGTCGCAAAGGATGACCAATAATGCTCTACAACCGAGAGCTGACCATATCCACCGCCGGCGACCGGCACAGCACAAACTGGCAGAATCAAACCATCTGGTGGTCCGAGCTCATCGAGCGCCTGCGCGTGACCGTGCGCGGCACGGAGACGCTGGCCGAGTATCTGGCACTGCCCAAACGCCAGCAGGACGATCTCAAGGACATCGGCGGCTTCGTCGGCGGTGCGCTGAATGGCCGTCGCCGCAAGGCGTCCGCTGTCGCCGGTCGCGACCTCATCACACTCGACATTGACACCATCCCGCCGTTTGGAACGGACGACGTGCTGCGGCGGATCGACGGCCTCGGCTGTGCTTACGTCGTCTATTCCACCCGCAAGCACTCGCCGGACCGGCCGCGGTTACGCCTGATCGTGCCGACGGATCGTACGATGACGCCGGACGAATACGAGCCGATCGCGCGCAAGCTGGCCGAAATGATCGGCATCGAAATGTGCGATCCGACGACGTTCCAAGTGACGCGGCTCATGTACTGGCCGAGCTGCTGCGCGGACAGCCAATACATCTACCATTACGGCGACAAGCCGTTCCTGAGCGCGGACGGCATGCTGGCGCTCTATGCAGACTGGCGCGACTGGATGAGCTGGCCGCAGGTGCCGGGCGCCGACGCCCAGCACGTCCGCCTGGCCGCGAAGCAAGGAGATCCGCACACCAAGCCGGGAGTCGTCGGGGCGTTCTGCCGGCAGTACGACGTGCTGACAGCCATAGAGACGTTCCTGCCGGGCGTCTACGCACCCACGGACGACCCGACGCGCTGGACGTACGCGGCCGGCAGCACAACCGGCGGCGCGGTGATCTACGATGACGGCAAGTTCCTGTACAGCCACCACGCCACTGACCCGTGCAGCGGCCGCCTGGTCAACGCCTTTGACCTCGTGCGCCTGCACAAGTTCAGCGACCTGGACGATGACGCAGCGCCCGGAACGCCGACCAACAGGTTGCCATCTTACAGCGCAATGGTCGCCTTCGCGCTGCAGGATGCCGGCGTGGCAGCCGCCATGCAGCAGGAGCGGTACGAACGCGCGGTCGAGGCGTTCCAGAGCGCGGTACCGGCCGGCGGCCTGCCCGGCGCCGGCGAGCAGCCGGCAGAGCAGAGCACGGACTGGATTCGCCTGCTGGAGCTCAGCCCGACCACGGGCCGGCCGGCGAAGACGCCGTACAACATCCTGACGCTTCTCCGCCACGACCCGGCGGTGGCCGGCAAAATCTACCGCGACACGTTCGCGGAGCGGATCATGGGCCGCGGTCCGTTGCCGTGGGCCCGCCGCGCCAATACGCACGGCACGTTCGTCTGGGACGACTCGGACGACAACGGGCTCGGATTGTACGTCGATCGCGTGCTCGGCTTCAGTTCGGAGCGCCCGCTGCGCATGGCGCTGTCCGAAATCGCTGAAGCAAACGCGATCAACCCGGTAGCCGCGTATCTGGAGAGTCTCACCTGGGACGGTGTTCCGCGGCTTGATACCATCTATATCGACTATTTCGGCGCGGAGGATTGCCCGTTCGTCCGGGCTGTCGCCAGAAAGGCGTTGGTGGCGGCCGTCGCACGAGCGATGATCGGAAAAGTCAAGTTCGACTACATGACAGTCTTGTACAGCCAGCAGCAGGGGATCGGCAAGTCTACGCTTTTCCGCCGCCTGGGTAAAGAGTGGTTCACGGACAGTATCAAGTCCTTCGAGGGCAAGGAGGCCGAGGAGCTCATACAGGGCAAATGGATCGTCGAGATCGCGGAGCTGCAGGCGTTCAACCGGGTCGACATCAACCGGATCAAGCAGTTCCTGAGCAAAGAGGACGACCAGTACCGCGAGGCTTACGGTCGGAATGTGAAGAACCAGATTCGGCGTGCGGTTTTCTTCGGCACGACCAATGACCACGAATATCTCCATGACCCGACGGGGAACCGCCGATTCTGGCCGATTGATGCACGGCCGGAGAAAGCGACCAAAAACGTTTTTCGGGATCTCACCGAATACGAGATTGACCAAATATGGGCCGAGGCCGTCGTTCGGTGGCGGGAAGGTGAGGCGCTGTATCTGTCTCCAGAGCTGGAGGCCGAGGCGGAGCGGCGCCGTCAGGAGCACATGGTACGGGATCCGCTGGAGGGCATTATCGAGGAGTTTCTGGAGCGGCCTGTGCCGGAAGACTGGCTGAAGTGGGATCTGGAGCGCCGCATGATCTTCTGGGGCGGCGGGATGCAGTACAATGGGCCGCTGGTTCGCCGGGACCGCGTTTGCGCGGCCGAAATCTGGCGGGAATGCCTGGGCGAGCGCAAGGCCATCCCGCGGCAGGACGCCGCCCGGATCAATGCCGTCCTTTCAAAGATGAAAGGCTGGAGGCGGGCCGGAGTGATCCGGATCGGCGCGAACTACGGCAGCCAAAAAGGGTTTGTGCGCGAATGATAACGTCAACCACGCGTCAACCAACACGTCAACTTTGTCAACCTTCCATAAACTGTCAGAGGTTGACAAGGTTGACGCGCCAAAACCCGAAATCCCTTGATATATAAGGCTTTATATATTGTAAACCTTGTCAACCTTATATTTGAGAAGAACGCAGTTAGAGAATTTAAAGAGAATAGAGCGGATAAATACCGCCTAATCCCTCAAATGCGCGCCTAGATCGCGCGCGTAAGTAATTTGGTTTACGCCGAACAGATGGAGGGTTGGACCATGAGAGAGAAGAGCATCGAGACGTACCTCCGGGAGCAGGTGCGCAAAGCCGGCGGGGCAGCCATGAAGTGGGTCAGCCCCGGCAACAACGGCGTCCCAGACCGGATTGTATTCCTGCCTGGTGGCCGGGTGGTTTTCGTCGAGCTGAAAGCACCGGGCCGGAAGCCGACGCAACTGCAGAAGTATCAGCATGAGCGCCTGCGCGTGCTGGGCTGCGACGTGCGGGTGATCGACAGTCGTGAAGGCGTAGACGAGCTGATCGAGGAGCTGACGGGAGGCTGATGGCATGATTGCAGTAACTTGCGCCTGGTGCGGAACGGGATTTCACATCAAGCCGAGCAAGGTGAAGGAGTCGAATTTCTGTTCCCGTGAATGCTATTTCAGGCACAAGGCCAGAAACCAGATCCGAACCATCTGTGAACAGTGCGGCAAACCGGTAGTAAAGCCGCCGTCGAAAGCGACGGAGCGAAATTTCTGCAGCCGCCAGTGCTTGATGAAAACCATCAACGTCGAATTGAACCCAACGCGCATGACCCCTGAAACCAGGCGGAAGCTGCGCGAAGCGAGACTGGGTTCAGGTGAAGGGAAGTCGTACGAGAAGACTTACGGCCGTCACACGCATCGAATTGTTGCCGAGCAGATGCTGGGCAGACCGCTTAAGCCTGGCGAAGTGGTACACCACATCAACGGCAACAAACGGGATAACCGTCCAGTGAATTTGCGCGTTTTCGCATCTCAAAAAGAGCATGCCGCATGGCATGTCGCCGAGGAAAGATTTTTCCGAGGTCAGAGGGGGTGATGCCGTGGAAAAGTTCATACCGCACCCGTATCAAAGATATTGCATCCATCGCGTTGTGACGGATCCAATTCTCGGGTTGTTTTTGGATATGGGCTTAGGTTAGGAAAAACGGTTGTTTCTCTAACGGGGATTAACGATCTCATGTACAACCGGTTCAGCGTTCGGAAGACACTGGTTGTGGCGCCGAAGAAAGTCGCCGAAGCCACCTGGACGGATGAGGCGGCGCGGTGGGAACATCTACGGTTGCTGCGAGTGCAGACGGTCCTGGGGACGGAGCGGCAGCGGCTGCGAGCGCTGGCGACGCCGGCGGATATCTACGTGATTGGCCGGGACAATCTGCAATGGCTTGTCGATCATTACCGACAGGCGTGGCCGTTCGATATGGTGGTGCTGGACGAGCTCAGCAGCTTTAAAAATCCGAGCTCCAACCGGTTCAAGGCCATGCGGCGCGTCCGGCCGAAGATTCAGCGCGTGTTGGGACTGACCGGCACGCCGGCGCCGAACGGGCTGATGGACTTGTGGGCGCAGGTGTACCTGCTGGACCAGGGGCAGCGGCTGTATCCGCGATTCGAGCAGTACAAGGAGCGGTATTTCAGCAAGGCGACATGGCTTGATTATCCCAAATACGACGTCAAGGCCGGCGCGGAGGACGCGATCAAGCGGGCCATTGAGGACATCTGCATCAGCATGAAGGCGGAGGATTATCTGGAGCTGCCGGAGTTGGTGCAGAACCGGATCCCGGTGGAGCTGGACGCGAAGGCGCGGCAGGCGTACCGGGATTTCGAGCGCAAGCAGGTGCTGGAGCTGGACGGCGAAGTCATCACCGCCGCCCAGGCGGCCGCGGTCACGAACAAGCTGCTGCAGATGTGCGCCGGTGCCGTGTATGACGAAAACCGCGAAGTCCATGAGGTCCATGACGCGAAGATTGAGGCGTTTCTGGAGTTGGTCGAGAGCCTGCAAGGCAAGCCACTGCTGACGTTCTATGGCTTCCAGCATGATCGGGATCGGATCATGCAGGCGCTGCGGAAGCACAAGGGGCTGGAAGTTCGGGAACTGAAGGGGCCGGAAGACTACGCGGACTGGAATGCGCGGAAGATTCATGTCGGCCTGGCGCACCCGGCCAGCACGGCGTACGGCCTGAATCTTCAACGAGGCGGCAATCATATCTGCTGGTTCACCTTGCCCTGGTCGCTGGAGCTGTACGAGCAGGCCCAGAAGCGGCTTCACAGGCAGGGACAGGAGGAACGGGTGATCGAGCATTTCCTGATGGTTCGGGATTCAATGGATGAAGAAGTCGCGAAGCGCCTTGAGAGCAAGGCGAAGACGCAACAGGCGCTGATCGACGCACTGAAGGCGCGGATCGAAAAAGCGGCGTGACGGGAGGAACCGACATGACCTTCGGACAATGGATCTGGCGGGCACAAGGTTGGGTCCGCAGGAAGATGCGCTGGCTGCGGCGCGAAATCGAACGGATGGAACGGGAGGAGATGGGACGATGAAGTGCGAAGTGTGTGACGGTCGCGGAGGATGGTATGACGGTATCGGACCAAATGCGGAGCCGATATCTTGTGAGATTTGCGGCGGTCTGGGTGAGATCACAACCTACCTCTGCAAACAATGCGGCCGCCCGGGGCGGATCACCGAGGACAGCCAGACGTACTGTGAGCACTGCGGCCCGGGCGTGGAGCTGGTGGCGGCGCCGGATGAGGCGAGCGTGTACGGGATGGACTGCCGCAGCGGGAGGTGTGAGTGGTGATTTACAAACAACTGAACCCCGGCGACAAATACCGCCCGATCGTGACAGTGTTGAAGGTAAAAAAAAGGGGTCCCGACCGTAATCCGCGTCTCCGGGCGGGAGTATGTGCTGCGGACGCCGGATCAGTTCAACCAGCGGAAGAAGGGAGCGGTGAAGCGTGACCGAACAACAAGCCATTGAACTGCTGTCCAGCTACCGCCAGAAGCTGGCCCGCCTGCAGGTGCTGTCGACGTACAGTGTCGGCGCCGGCATCACGATCAGCCGCCTCAACGAAGACGACCACCTGCAGGAGCTGCATCGCAAACTGCGCGGGCTGCCGAGCTACATGTACCTCAGCGCGAAAGAGCAGCGTCTGGAAGCGACCGCGCATGCGTACCTCGAGCGGTACCCGGCTGGCACCCGGGCGCAGCTGGCGGCGGTGCCGCGTGAGGGCGCGGACGAAGAGGACGAGAAGCTGCTGCGGGAGCTGCGGGCGAAGATCCGGAAGGTGATCGCGGCGCGCGGCTGGGACATCCGGGACGACATCGACGCGGTGCTGGACCGGCTGGCCGAGTACCAGGACCTGAAGGCGGAGATCGAGCGGGTGGATACGGTGCTGAGCGCGCTGGAGCAGTACAAGCCGGATCTGGCGAAAGTGCTGCGACTCATCTACATCGAGGGGAAGACATGGGGTGAAGCGGCGTCCGAGATGAGCATCTCCACGGCAGCGTTTTACCGTCGGAGACGTGCGGCACTTGAGAAGTTCGCGGAATTGGCGGGTTGATAAAAAATAGAGAATGAAACGAGAATGAAACGAGAACAAAATGCGAACAAAAGTCAAAATTTGCGTGCTAAAATGGTATTGTCGAAGTAGTGTAGATGTACGAGGTCGCCGATCAACCGGCGGCCTTTTCTATTTTCGTCCAGCCGCCTCGCGGGTGAGTAGCGGCCCTCACCTCCTCCTGCCGAGTCCGGATCGGTGCGGGGCGGCTGTCCGGTGTTTCTTCGAGATAAGAAAAACCGCCGGGTGCTTCCCGAGCGGTCAATGAGATAATACCAGGAATTAATACAACGGTCAATTGGTGAGGTGGCGCGAGTGAATGAGCAACTAGAAAAGATCAAGAAAAATATGCTGATTTTGGACATGTCGCTCGATGATGCCCCATACTTTGGTGCCACAAAAGATTTTGTGAACGGGGCGCGTTTTGCCATGAACAAGATTTTTGAGGGAACGGGGTTAACATTAGAGAAATTGGCAAAGGAAAGAGGCTCGATACTCAAACAGGGAGAGGGGAGCAATGTATGATCTTGTCGTCACAAAGCACGCACATGAACAATATTGCCGGCGAGTAGAAGAGATTGACCGGGACGAACTTATTAGGCGGCTCAAGTCCGAAATCAAATTGGACAAGCCGCCTTATTACCTGTTCCGTGCACTCAATAGTTGGTGGGTGTTCGAGGTAAGCGGAAAAACCATCGTGGTCGTGACTTGCTACGGTAACGGGTACATGGACATACCGAAAGCGTTACGTTGGGCAAAGATGCACAATGACAGGCTGAGGTTGGACGACGATGCCGTATAAGCCACTTAGACCATGCAACCATCCGGGGTGTCGCGAACTGACGCGGGAAAGGTTTTGCGAAGCGCACCGCAAGGAACGAGAGCGAGAGAAAGATAAAGGCAGACCGACAGCCGCACAACGCGGATATGACAGCAGGTGGAGAAAGGCACGGGCGTGGTACCTGAAACGAAACCCGCTATGTGTGGAATGCCAGAAGCGAGGGAAACTGACGCCTGCGACGGTGGTTGACCACGTGGTTCCCCACCGGGGAAACAAGGAACTGTTTTGGGATATGTCGAACTGGCAGTCGTTATGCAAGCAGTGCCATGACAGGAAGACTGTGAGAGAAGATGGAGGGTTTGGGAGATGATCAAAAAAGAAGTTCATTATTGAGTTGGATGGGGCGCCCGCGCTGATGTTTATCCAAGAGAAGGGGAACCGGCCCCCGAAGATATACCAAGATGGCAAAGAAGTTAAAGGCGTTCGCGCTATTAGGATTGATGCTGGAGTGGAATCCCTCACGACCCACATGATCGAATATGCGACCGGGCATACCGAAGGATAGGGGTAGGGGTGGGTCAAATCCCTGGCAGGCTCGCGCCGGAGAC